GTAGGTGTAGTTCGCCATAGTCGCGTTGCGCGGATTTGCCATCCATAGTAGCCGCGTGCGCGCCCATGTCGTCTCTTGCTGAATCTTGGTGAGCTTGGCTTGTCCGGATGATCTGATGTCAGACATCTGTGCAATCTCTTCCGGCGTCAAGCCTGAGACCTCGTCCAGCACTACCAGCCGCCGGTCGTTGAGAGGAACGACGCCCCAGGTGACTGCCCAGTCCCGGCCTCCTAGTTGCTGCAAGCCGCCCACCACACCGGCGAACGTAGCTGCCTCACAGCTGATGATCTCGCCAGCACCGTAGTGGCGTACAAGCTTCTCGGCCGCGAGGGACTTACCCGTACGGGTGTCGCCCACTACGAGCGCCTCCAACCATCCTCTGGCCACGTGCTCACCCGCGAAGTTGAAGGACAACACGCTGTGGAACACCAGATCCATCATCGCGTGCATCTCGGGTCGGCCGTGAATGCGGGTCACGTGGTCCGCCAAGTTCTTGCAGATCTCGGCCACCTTCTTGATCGAGCTCTGCCCCTTGCGCGGCTGGAACCGCTTCATGAGCGCAATGGTCTCGTCGTCAAGCGCGAATCGATCAACGCTCGTCTCGAGAACACTTAGCTCATGCGCCTGGAATTCGTTGCTCTGAGTTTTTGGGTTAGGTTGTAGTGCGCCGACCACCGCGACTGTGTTGTTGGGAGCAGTATCGTGACGGCCAACAGAGGTAATTTTGATGGTCTTGTATGCAGCTGCGTCGGGAGTGGTATCACTACCGTCGGTGTAGTCCAGCGCTGGCCTGCCAAAGAGAACCTCCACAGCTTGGTGCTCGCGCATCTCCTGTTGAAGCTTCTGGCATCGTCCTCCTGGTACACCGAACGAGTCAGCGATAACCTGGTGTACCTGGCTCTGCGGTGACTCAACCATATGCAAGATGAGCGGGTCGTTGGGCTCGATCGTGATGTCGGCCTCCCCGTTCATGCCGTTGAGCGGGCAGATCGCGCACTTGTTGCCTGCGTCCTGTGTACAGGCCAGCCTCACCTGACGCGGTACTGAGTAGCCAGGCTCCTTGCGACCCTTGATTGTCGCGATCACGCGCACAGGCTCGCCTACGCGACGCGCGTTGAAGGTCTCCAGAACGGTGACTGTCTCTAGGTCGCTCTTGGGCTTGCCGCCATTGACCGGCCTAGCAGCATCTAACAAGCCCTGTAAGTCGGCAGGGTCGTTGTCCATCAAGAAGTCACTAAGGTCCTTACCGTGCTTCTCGACGATGTCGTACGGCAACTCAACTAACCGTACGTCTGCGATCCTACGCAGAGCACGAGCGATCTTGTTCGCACCCTTCATTCCGTCCTTGTCCCGGTCGGGCACTAGGAACACGGTGCGTCCTTCAAACCAGGAGTTCCACTCGTAGTGCCAGGTGACTGCACTGGCGGTGCGCGTGACGGTCTGGTAGCCGTTTTGTAGCGCGCACAACGCGTCCCACTCACCCTCGGAGATCAAGACCTCGTCTGGGTCAGCGTTGACCACCTGAATCGGGTACAGGCGCGGTGGCGAGTTGTAGCCAGTCTCGCCCCAAATCTTGGTGCCCTTTCCTGGGTTCGGGTCATAGTAGCGAACGTTCCACAGGTCGCCCGTCTCTGACCGCACAGGGATGGTGTAGATGCGGTTGTCCCTCAGACCGAGCTCATACGTCTCAACTGTCTCGAGGTTGATGCCGCGCCGTTCCGCTAACCACTGAAGCGCATCTGGACTAGCCATGAGAGCGCTGTGCCAGCCGCCAACCAGACCCTCGGTGAGCCTGCGACGAGGCTTGTTGTCAGGCTCACCGTTGAGGTCTGGAGTTGAACCGTTCCTACCGCTGTGCCCAGGACCAACCCAGCCGTCATGCTGCCGGATCAGAGCGGTAACGGGCATACCGCCGCACTTGTTGCAATAGAACACCGCCTTGTCGATGTTGAGGCTGGCTGACCTCTTCTCGTCGGGATGCAACGGGCAGCGAAGATGCCACTCCCGCGTCCCATCCTTGTGACGGTGCGTCGGCTTGTCGCCTACGAGATAGGGCGCAAGCAGGTCGATCTGTCGCTTGGTGACGGGCACCGAGTTGACTCAGGCAGACGAGGCAGCCCGTAGGTCAGAACGCTCACCTTGCCTCTCAGGGGGACCGATTTCCTGGTACATAGCACCCCTGACTTTGCTGAGCGTACGGACGAAGATCTGAGGCTCGACCACGATCTTGCTGTCGAGGTAATCCCTCATGACCTCCTTGAACGCATCGGACTGACAGTCCTCAGGCGAGTACAGCCAGTTCGCGCGCTTGCGTCCGTTCTGTCCCTGAACTACCTCGATGCGGTACTTGTACCTCTTGAGCGTAAGTACCGCCACGAGCGTCATGTCGTCTGTGCGGAAAGCCTCGTCTGCCATTGTCTCTCTGTGCCCTCCCTGTTACTCGTCGAATGGGTTGGTCTCGTCGTCTTCGCGGAGCCCCTCGATGAGCTTCGCCTGGAGTCGTCCCTCGGCACCGCTGCCGCGGACCTTGGGCATCGCGCCGAGTTCGCGCTCGTCCCACTCCTTCTTCAGCTGGTCGAGATCCCAACTGTCGTAGTCGTCGCTACCCTCCTCGGTCTCGTCCTCGGCCGACGCCCCGGAAACAGCAGCGTCTTCCTCGCGCAAAGCCTTGATGGCCTTGTCACGCTTGGAGCCGCGACCACCCGGCAAGGTCAGGCCACGATCCTCGACCTCGGCAACCAGGTCTTCGTCCGCCCAGTCGTCGTAGGAGCCGACGTCCTCCTCGCCCTCACGAGAGGCGACGAACTCAGGGTCGTCGTAGGTCGGTCCGTCTGTTGAAGTTGTGGCTTCGGCTTCGGCCTCAGCCTCCGGCTCGTCAGCAGGCTCGTCGTCCTGTCCGCTCAACTCGCTGACGGCGCTGCTGCCCTCGTTGAAGGCCTCCTCGTCACCCGGCTGCGCCTTCATGAAGCGGCCAGCACGCGGCGCGTACTGACCGTCGTAGGTGTCCGGGTTGATCTTGACACGGATGAACTTGCCGACCATCTTGTCGGGATCGAACTTGCCCGTCTCCTTGAGACCGAGCGCGCGGGTGAACTCCGCCATCTTCCACTTGGCGGCATCGGACAGGCCGATGTAGCTGAAGACCCAGTCGTACTCCTCGCCGACGTCGAGTGCGACCTCGATGTCGTTGGCCGGGTCACCAGCCTTGTTCGTCTCACGCGGGGTGCACTTCGCGATGCGTGCGATCTTGACACCCGGCTTGACCTTGACACCAGTGCCGCCAGATGACTCCTCGACGCCGGTGTTGTCATAGGGAATTAGCTTTGCCAACTTCTAGCGCTCCCTTCTTCCGCGGCCTCTTGCCGCTCTTGGAGTAGTCCCGCCGTTCCGCGAGGCATTGATGGCAGTCACGACCTTCTTCATCGTGGGCTCATCGCAGTAGCCTTTCGGCAGGAATGCGTCGTAGCGATCGTGCGCGTAGAACCGTGGCGTCTCCGCTACGTGAAGACGACGCCACTTCTTGTCCTTGTCCTCCATCACCTCCAGGAATGCGACCATGTTCATATACCCGCAAGCCTTCTCTGGCATGTTCTTGCCCTGAAGGTACGGGCGAAGCAATGTGCCGCCCTCGTCGTTGGTCGGATGCTGACCCTCGTGCGGATGGAACGTGATGCCGAAGTGGAAGCTGCGAGCTCCCACCATGTGACGGATCCACTGCTGAATCCGCTCCATGTTGCGACCATACTCGCCCTTGTCTAGACCGCTCGTGGGCGAGAGATTTGGGCCAGTGGGTTTGCCGTTAGAGCCCAGCTTGTATGCGCGTCCCGGCTTCTCGGCAATCGTACCGGCCCAAACGTCATCCAGGAGGACGTCCTGGTCAATGCTAGCGCAGTCCCACCACACCCATTCGTACGGGTGGTTCGACATGCGCAGATACTCCTGGATCTCAAGCATCTGCTCCCACGTGTCTGCCTCAAACTCGTCCAGCTTGGGCAAGTTCATGACGCGGGAAGGTAGCAAGCTAAGGCTGCTGTGGATGATCAGCGTCTGCCCTAGCTCAACAGACGTTCCAGCCAACGAGGTCTTGCCCCAGCCCGGGAACGAGTACAGGCCCATGCGCACCCACGGCCCAGCTTCGCGCGCAGAGCGAATGTTGGGGTGCGTGTCGTGCCCGCTCTGACGCGGTGCCGGAGTACGGGCTGCTGCCGCGCGCCTACCGGGCATCGTGACCGAATGCGGCCATCATCATCAGGCCGAGCAGTAGCAGGGTGACGCAGACGATGATGGTCGCAATGACTACTGCGGTAGGCCAGCTCATGCGTC